CTATGGACTCTACCTGTTTTAGCGTTAAAAAATCTAGCCTCCATATAAATTTTTTTATTACCCGTACCTGTAATTGGGTTGTCGGACATTAACCAATAAATTTTATTTAAATTAAACGAAGGCATTGTACTACCATTAGCAGATATATCTTCTGATGACAATAAATTTTGTTTTTTATTATTATTACTGTCATAAAAATATAACCTAAAAAAACTTTTTTTAAAGTTATTTTTAACACCAATATCTTGTGGTACAAATCCAGCGGTAATATAATTAGGGGTATCATACATACCACTATCCTTATTATAAAATCTAAAATTTATAGTTACAGTATTATAATTTTCAGGGATGTATTTAACTTTTTCTCCATCTATAATTGGGTTTATGGCTTTTTTCTTTTCTCTTTCAATAAAATTATCGATATCATCAGAATAATCTACAACCTCAAATTTAACATTTATAGGTATGTTAATATTTTTGTAATTATAATCAGGGTTTATTGTATTACCTGAAGAAATTAAAATACCACCCTCTGATACATCAAAATATCCACCAATATTTTCAATTAATGCTGTTTTTAAATTACTAAAAGAACTTTTGGTAAAATAATTTTTACCGATATTTTTAGGTATTTGTAATTGATTGCCAGATTGCCCAGGTTTAATAGCATAAGTAGTTAAATAATCAGTAAACTGTTGTGTACCCGTAACTACGTTGACCATCGGTTCTACTGTTCCACCTGTTATTGTGGGGTAATTTAATCTTATTTTATATCTATACGTACTCATTAACACTTAACTGTTGCTGAAGGGTTCACCGTTAAAGGTTCAATTGTTATTTCTGGTATTTGTCTCCTAACATATATAAATTTATTTAAATATATATAGTTAGCACCATTTAAAAATGGGTAATTAACGCCATTGTCACCATTTTCTATATAACCTGGTTCTAGAATATCCCTCCATTCAAGAGAACCATTAGGTCTTAATTCTGAATCACCAGGAATACCAACAACGTTTTGTCCAACATATGCTGATTCAATAATATTAGAAAATTTCCTAATGTCTAATTTAGAGAAAGGGTCTATATAATAACCTTTTTCGGGTGTGTTATTAGTATTTAAAGCAAATCTATGTATTATTTTAGAAACTGTTCTTTCTAAAATATCCCCTCTATTATATTCAACAAAGTCACCAAAATACTCACTAGTTTTGGGTATGTTTTTTTCAATAGTCCCTATACCGCTTGGGTTATTAAGTGATATTGTTTCTATTTTGTTAGAACTATCTGCGTAACTATATTCAAAATCCCAATTAGCGGTTACATCTGACCAATTAAAATTATTTGCTCCTGCTCTTTTTATTGTACCTAGGTATAGTTGGGTTAATTCACCGTCTTTATGACTGTATATAAACTTAGTATTTATGTCTTGTATAAAGGTAAATAACCAAGTATCGTTAGCTATAGCTAATTTATTAATTTTAGTTTTTGGGTAAATGTTAGTACCAAATGAAGTTGCTTTATTAACTTCGTAATCATTACCTGTTAACAAAGTAAATTTTCTTATATAATAATCTGACGGTATACCATCCATTCTTCTAAATGGTATACTTAAATTATTAATATTTAACCCAGGTATATTACTTATTTTTAAATCAATAATAAAATTGTATCTATCAATAATTTTTTCAACCCTATATAAACCATTGAGTATAAAAGGTCCATTTACGGTTCTTATGTCTATGTAATCAGAAACCCTTAAATTATGTGTTAATGCTGAAAAGCTGGGTGATAGGTTACCTGTAGTTACTTTGGTATAATTTGCATTAGTAGAGGTTCCACTTAAATCTGTAGATACTACTTTTATAATGTTCTGTGTGTTAAGAAAATTTATGTCGTTATCAGAAACATTTATCACTCTTTTTAAAATCAATTCATTATCGGGACCAATATATTTAGTTGTTAACCTAAATTTTGTTTCCGAATACTGTCCGTTAACACCTAAAAAATCTACATCATGAAAACCAGTATAAATACTATTATGTGTGTTACTGTATATGTAACAAAAATCACCCTCAACCAATTTATTTTTTTGTTGGGTCTCCAATAAAACTTGTTCTTTAGTGCCAGAAGGGTCAGTAGAAATTAAATTTTTTATAGTAATACCTTTATAAGCCTGATTGTCTCCTACTTTAGTGTATTTATCAATTTTACTAGGGTACAGTATTTGTAAAACCCAATTATTTGGTATAGGTGGGTTTTGATTAGTTATTACATTACCAGAACCAAAAAGTGGGGTCCAATCAGAATTGTTTGGTCTTGTTATACCAATAGTTTGTGGGTTAGCCCCTGTTGTAACTGTTGTTGCTGTGTAATTAATTGAATTGTCGGTAATAATGTTTAATCTACCTAGAATTCTATATTTTGTAGAATTGTCTCTTTCATCTTGAAAAACTTGGTCTGCACTAAGGATTGAAATAATTTTATTAAAATTATTTTTTAACGGACTAAGGCTGCTATCTAAATTTAATTTATAGTTAAAATTAGTGTCAGGGGCCATTTTATATCTAGCCCTACCCAATAGTTGTTCAATTCTTTCCATTGTTACCCTTCAGTTACAGTCGAACTTCTCTTAATCCTTACTTTTATATCCCTTTCAGGGAACTTAATTTCAAACATAGAGTCTATATCACCAAATAAAGCGTAATCAGAACCTAAATCAATTAGTTTACCATTATTAAATGGTATAACACCATTTACTAAAGATTCTGGTATGAAATTTTGTGATGTTTGGTTTAATGAATAAGGAGAACTTATTAAATTGTAAGCTCTTATATCAATAACATTTAGTACACCACCAACATTATTAATGTTTTCAACCAATTGAGCGATATAAATATTATCACCCATTTCCCACTTCTTAACATCAAAATAATTTTTAACACTAGTAATAACGTTATTAATTAATTCTGATTGATTAATCTGTTTATCTATAAATAAGTCTATTTCAAATCCTAGGTTAACTACTTTACCATCACCAACTAATACGTAATCATTTATCATTCTATAATCTGATAACCAAGTTGCTATATTTTCTTTTAGAGTATTAGTAGATTGGTTTGTTAACTTACCTGAAGCATCTAAACCTAGTGTATAAATAATTACTTTATTTTGTTCCTCAGCTATTTTATGTCTATAAGGTGAGCCGTATCTACCAGGTATTTTAGCTAAAATAGCTTCATAATCTTTAATAGTAACCGCTCTATTTTGTGAGGCAAAATTATACTTTGTATATTGTCTTATTTGGTCAACTGAAGGTACCCCAGCTCCACCTATTGCTGGAATTGGGTTATTAACTCTTAACGACCTTATTACCGATTGATTTGTTGGTGTGTTGGGTCCATTTACATTTAAAGTAACATTACCAATTGCGTTTATAGCATTAGGTCCTATATTACTACTAGGTCCACCACCAACTCTATATCTAATAAATAAGGTTGTGTTTGGTTTAATTATTTCACCTAAAGCTGTAGTATTTATAAAGTCACCTATTTTTATACCAGTTGTAGATATGTTTTGTAATTGTTCATCGTCTGTACTAACACCACTACCAAAAGTTAATTTACAGTAATTATTATCAGTAAATTCTCTAACAAATTTTCTTGTTGTGTGAACATACTTACCAGGTTTAACCGCTTCATTATCAGTAGTTCTACTAGTGTCTTCAATAAAAACTTTATCTTCAGCTAACGAATCCATTTCATACCATCTTAAATCTGGGTCAATGAACTGGTCTATTGTTGGGTTATTACTATAATTTGTACCTTCAAGATTTATTATACTTTCAATTGAAAGTACGTTTGTATCAGGTAAAAATATTTCAAAGAAAGGTACTGACTCACTTTGTGAGATACTCTTTTTAAAGATTTTCGTTAAACCATTAATTACTAACTCTCTTTTAACTATAGTATAATTTTGTAATGTACCATTATCATCTATGTTAGGTAGAATTAATCTATTAGGTGTACCACCTACAGTATAAGGTGAAGAAAAGTCTATATCCTCTAAATTTTCAAATACTTGTCCACCACCTAAAACTTGTGAACCGTATCTAATCGTTGGTGCGTATCTAATATCCCATGTATCACCGTATACAGGTACTACAACGGAGTAATCTACTAAAGTAATACTAGGTCTTAGACCTGGTACTTTTAACCCCAATGTTCTTGCTATAGCTAAAACATTTTTTCTTTCTTGTGCATAATCCAAAAAAGTTTCGTTAAACATTCGGTCTGTGTGATTGGATAACATATCTCCAACAGCCGCATTTAACTCTAATAACATCATCCCTACTGATGCGTCATTAAAATCAGAAAATACTTCTGGGTAATATAATTTAATGAAATTAACTAGTTCGGTTCTTACATCAGCGAAGTTCCTCGCAAAATAATTTATTTTTTTACTTTGTGTTGCCATATTTTTTTTTATTTAAACTGTGATAGTTACAAAATCTACTTTATTTAATGCCCCTTCTGTTACAATATAATCTATCCTTACTACCGCGGAATGGTCTCCCTTACCATTGTATTCACTACTATCGGGTCTATCTACAGTTAATGTTGTTATTGTTAAATTTGGTATGTATTTACTAACTGCGTTTTGAACTTCGTTCCTAATGTCATCTCTAACTTGATTGTCGTTTGGTTCAAATAGAAATTGTTTTAGATTTGTACCAAAGTCGGGTAGATATAATCTATCCCCTGGTGTTGTTAATAAAAGATGTAATAAATCAGATTTAATAGCATCATAACTATTCTTATTCATTTTAAGAAAATAGTTTTTCGTATCGTCATCCCTAAATGGGAATGCTATGTTTATAAACCTTTCTGCCATTTCTTTTTATTTATAAATATTCAATTATACAATTTATACCATAAATATGAAATGTAAATTTTAAGCATAAAAAACCCCTCGTGTGAGGGGTTTAATTTTTAACCATTACTTTTTATGATGTTATATAAAGTTATGAATATTACTTCACTTCACATCCTGCTCCACCACTACAAGCCAACTCACCACTAAGGTCAGTATTATCAGAAAGTTCTACTACTTTAGATAAATCTATGTTAGATAGAGATTTCATCATTCTATGGTAAGTTTCCTCATCACAATCTTCAAAAGGAGCTTGTTGGTAGGTACCTCCATTATAAGGTAAAACTGACAATCCGTTATAGAATTTACGATTAGTCCACATCCATTCACCTGCCAAATCCCAATCTTCATCCTTCAATGAAATTGTTGCTGAAACGTTATGTGTATTTTGTCCTGTTCTATGTCCAGGTTTAATCCATTCTTGTGATACTTTTTTAACTCTTTCCAAAAGTTCAAAAGGTGACTCATGTCTAAGGATTGAGCCTAGTGGTGATTTTTGTGGTACAGAAATAACTGCTGTATCGTGTGGTCTAAATACTTCGTCCTCAACTAGTTCAGGGTGGTAGATAGAAAGGTATGTGTAAATAGCCTCATTTTTACCAACTCTAACTCTTCTAACATAATAATCGTTATGCCAAGCGTGAATACCTGAAGAAGTTCCAAGTGTTAATGATGTTGTACCAGCTGGTTTAACAGTTGTTGTTCTTGCTGCAGGATTAATATTAATTAAATTAGCTACTCTTTCATTTTCAGCGTTAACCATTTCAGCAGCTTCAGTCATATTATAACCCAATACAACACCTGAACCAATTCCTGTCATTGATACCCCGATTAAGGCGTCTTTCTCGGTAGTTCGTTTCCATACATCTCTTAGGTAATGAAAATCTGTGTAACCAGCTTGTAACGTACCAATAAATGCTGCCGCTTTAACTCTCTCATTCAAGTCTTCTTGTGATTCAATGTTTGATACGTTAACCTCACAAAGATTACAGAACTGATAAGGTCTAAGAGCAATTTCACAACAAGGGTTAGTTCCCCAATCTTTGTCGTAAGAAAAATAAATTCCAGGTTCACCAGCTCCAGATAACTCGACTCTTTTCCACAAATCCATAAAGAATTCTTTAGTGATTTTGTTTCTTAATAGAACTGCTGAGTTATTAGCTCTACCTCTTTGTGGATTAAGTTCCCACCAAGGTCCTGATTTACACGAAATCATTTCATCATCGTCAGCTGAAAATAATGAGATAAGTGCTGCTCTTCTGATACCACCAGCTAATACTGCGTCAGCAATGTGACATACAATATCATGTGTTTCTAGTGTTGTTAGTTTTTCTCTATCTACCTTAGCATCCAACACTTTTTTAATATTGTGAACACAATCTTTAAGTGGTTGTGGACCTGGTGCTTTACCACCTGATGTAACCAATAAAGCTCCTTTTGGTCTGATGTCTGAGAAATCAAAGATAGGTGTTGATGAATTAACCCCAAAATAAGATTTCATCAAAACTTTGATTGCGTCAGCCCATCCTTCAATTGAATCACTAACTACATATCGTCTAGTTCTGTTTGGGTCTGGTTTTCTAATTTCAGGTAACTTATCAACGTGGTGTTT